CGCTATCGTGTCCACGCCCTTCATCCCCCAACCACCCGCCCCACAAACCAGGCAGGCAGTCTGCTGACACAGCAAACAGGGGGGTCAATTTTGGACGCCGATAGACCCCCTCAGGGGGTCAAAGTTGCACGCCGATCCACATGAGACGCCAGATGCGGGTGGCCTGGGCGCCGATGTATGTCGTGATCAGCCCGCGAGAGGCTGCATCGGCGACCGCGTCGGCCTCCCGCTTGGCGAAGTCGCTCTTGGTGGTGAAGGGTCTCCCCCAGCACTCCAGGAGGACATGGATCAGGTGGTCAGTGGGTTTCCGCCCAGTTGATGCCGATCTTGGCTTCGCCTGTGAGCGGGCACGGGAAGTCGAAGTCTTCGCCCGCACGGCTGGTCTCCTTGATGGCGGTGGCTGCGACGATCTCCGCAACCTCCTGGGTCCGCGCGGCGATCTGGTATTCGTCATGGGCCCAGGCGACGAACGCGAAGTCCCCGTCCCAGCCGTGCCGCAATCCGGTGCCCAACAGAGACTTCTCCAGGAGCACACCCCAGCGTTTGCATAGGATGGCCCCGGTGGACTGGAGCAGCAGGTTGGGAGCCGCGTGGCGGTGCCTGATGGGCAGGGGGCGGCCGTCGAGGCCCAGGAGGACACCAGTGGTCCTGGCGCGGGCGTCGATGGCAGAGCGAAGGTCGTGGAGGCCCGGCGTGTTCTGCGTGAACCGCTTCTTCAGCAGGGCCCCGGTGCGTTCCTTCTCCGCGTCGCTGGCCAGGGGGTCCACGATGTGGCCCAGCTTCCAGTTCCCGGCGCCGTAGAGGAACGCGTAGATGAACGTCTTCGCCTGATCGCGGGTGGCGAGACCTGCGGCGATCATGTTCGCGGTGTGGACGTCGCCGCTGACCACGGTCGCGATGTAGGCGCCGTCGTCGAACTGGCTCAGGTAGGCCGCGAGGCACCGAAGCTCCAGGCCAGACATATCCGCGCCCACCAGTAGCCAGTTCGGCGGCGGGATGAACATCTGCCGGAACACGGTCCCGAAGAAGTCGCAGTGCTTGGTGACCTGGGTGATGTTCGGCTGCGAGTGGGTCGCACGGCCCCCGAGGGCCCCTGTGGTGTTGTAGCGTGGATGGAGGAACCCATCCTTGCCCACCAGCTTCAGCCAGCCCTGCTTGCCCACCAGGGAGCCCTGGCGTTTCTCCAGGGCCAGGTAGTCCAGGAGGACCTTGGCTTCCTCGAAGGGCATGCTCTCCAGGATCGGTTCGTCGATCTTGGGCTCGCCCGTCGGGGTGAACTCAGTCGGCCGCCAGCCATAACGCTCTGTTAGTCGCTTGGCGATCTGCTCGCGGGACCCCGGGTTGAACTCGGTGATGATCCGCTTCTGGAAGGGGATGCCCTTCTGGTAGCCCAGCTTGGAGTTGTTCACCTTGGGGATGAACACCTGGGTCGTCTCGATGGGCGGGAACAGTTCCTGGAGCTTGACGCGGACGCCGGCCAGCTTGGTCTCCACCTCGCCCAGCACACGCTCGGCCAGGGGGACGTCCAGGTGGAACCCGTTCTCCGTCATCTTGCTGGTGAGGACGGCGATGTCGTGCTCGAGTTCGATGCATATCGCGGACAGCTTCTTGCTCTGCACGCGCCGCCAGACCGCGAGGTTCACCACGGTGTCCCCCTCGCAGTATTCCTGCATCTCAGGGGTCCAGGTCGACCAGTCGGCCGTCTTGGCGTATTCGCCCTTCAGGGTGCCCAGGCGGTAGCCCCAGGCTTCCAGACTGAAGGGCCGCTTCAGCACGCTCGCCGGCATCTGCCCCCGACGGACGCGGAGGAAGTCCCCCTTGACCACGTCAGGCCAGAGGATGCGGGACATCAGCAGGGTGTCGCGGAGCTTATGGTTCGGTATGTGGAACCATGGGTAGACCTTGCGGATGGCCCGCAGGTCGAAGTCGATGATGTTGTGGCCGATGACGAGGTCGGCCTCCTGGAGCATGCGTAGACCGCCTTCGTGCTCGTCCGGCCCGCTGCTCCACACCAGTTCCCCGGTGTCAGCGTCGCGGATGACCAAGCAGTGCAGGCGGTCTAGTTCTTCCAGGAAGCCGTTCGTCTCGACGTCGAAAATCAGGTGTCGAGGGATGAACTAAGTCTCCTTGCTTCCGTCGAACTCGTCCCCCTTCGCATCCTCCTCACCGAACGTGAGGGGGACCTCCAGGTGTCGACCGGTGGTTTCGTCGTAGAGGAGCTTGCACGCCGGCCCGGTCTTCCCGACCTTGCGGTTCTTGAGGACACGGACGAGGGAGATGTTCTGGGCTCCGCCTGTGGCCTGCTGGTCCCGCTCCAGGGACAGCGCGACGTCGACCAACTGGCCGATGGCGCGGGAGCCACGGATGTTGCGGAGGTTCACGGCCGCGCCCTGTTCGGCAGACTTGCCCTCCAGGGTGCCCAGGTGGTTCACCAGGATCAGACCGATGCCCGTCTCCTGGACCAAGGTCCGCAGGCGGGTCATGGTCACGTCGATGGCCTTGCGCTCGTCGGTGATGTCCAGGCCGGACACGACGATGCTCAGGTGGTCCAGGACGACGTAGCGGCACTTGCAGGCCTTCGCCAGGAACCGGATTTTGCTGATGATCGTGTCGACGTCGTTGCTGCCGAAGTGGTCGTAGAAGTAGACCCCAGGGCGCCCTGAGGACGCGTTGAAGGCCTCCTCCAGTTCCGCCTCGGTGATCAGCGACGGGTCCAGATCGAGACGTTTGCCGACGCGGTGGGCCACGATGCCCATGGCCGCCTCGACGACGTCTTCCTCCAGGTGGAGGATGCCCACGTTCTCCCCGGCGTTGATCAGGTGGTGTTCCAGGGCGCGGCAGAAGGTGGTCTTCCCGCTCCCGGTGCCGGCCACGATCAGGGTGATGGCTGGGTATTGGATCACCCGGCACATCTGGTTGAGGCCTTCCCAGGGCCAGGGGATGCCCGTGGGGCCCTTGTAGCTCCGCATGCGCTCCAGGAGGCTGGAGCCGTCCAGGATCGCGTCAGGGCGCCAGGGAGCCGCGTTCCAGATGGCCTGGATCACCGCTTCGCCCTTGCCGGCCTTGAGGCACTCGTTGGGGTCCTTGAGGGGCAGAGAAGCGATGAAGGCCTTCCCAGGCGGGAGGACCTCCGCAGCCGCCTGGGCGCCCGCCTGTCCCGCCTCGTCCTGGTCGAACATGATGATGACCTTCTCGAACCCATCGAACCATTCCAGGTTCTGGGCGAAGGTCTTGGCCGCGTTGGGGGCTCCGGTGGGGAGGCTCACGACGGGCCACTTGTTCCCCTGAAGCTGGGAGACGGTGAGGCAGTCGATCTCGCCTTCGGTGACGATGACCATGCGGCCCTTCGCGGACCACAGGTGTTGACCGAACAGCGGGAGAGCCTTCCCGTCTCCCAGCACCACGAACTTCTTGTCGGCCGTGCGGAGCTTCTGTGCCACGACGGAGCCGTCGCGGATGTAGGGGGCCACATGGACCGGGTCCCCCTTGAACTCCCCGATGCCGTAGCCGAACTTGCGGCACGTCTCCTGGGTGATCTTACGGGCCTCCAGGGGGAGGAACTCCAGGTCAGTCAGAAGCCCCGCTGCGGCCTTGGTGGGGGCCGGGCGGGGCGTGTCGGTTTCGTCTAGCGTTTCTGGGTCCACCTTCTTGTTAGCTTTGCAGACGAAGCATGTGCTCCAGTAGTTGGAGTTGATCGACCTGCCATCGCTGGAGCCGCAGTCGGGGCAGGGTATGTGGGTGATGATCCATTCGGATCGGTCGGTCGTCTCCATATGTGCGGGGGCCGTAGCCGCGCGGTGCTGGCGGCGCGTAACCGGCAGGGGGGCGGCACATCCCTCTGTCTGCTGGGTGCGACCCGCAGTTCAGAGGCGCCCCCGCGCATATGGAGGCGCCGGGCTTTCACCGGCTGCACGCGTGGCCACGCGTTCTTCCTCAAAAATGCGGCACCCGAAGGTCCGCTAGGCCCCACCGGCCTGAGGCCACTCCGGTGGATCGACGCTGTTCAGTTCATCATCGTCGGGGGGATGCCCCCCACGCCCTCGATCACAGCCGCCTTCTGGTTCATGGCCTGCTGCACGTCGAGTTCCGCCCGCACCGCAGCGGCTGCCGCCGTGTAGACGTCGATGTGCTCCGCGAAGTGACGGAGGGTGACCCCGAGGGCCTGCCAGAGGTGCTTGCGGCCCTCGTTGTTCAGGCGGGCCATCAGTGGCTCGGTGGCCTGGAGGGAGGTCCAGGCAGCGGACAGTTGGGTGTCGCTGATGTCCGTTTCGCGGACCGCCTGGGTTGTCACTTCCTCCAGGGCGAGATGACCCGCCTGCGGGTCCGTCCCGTCACGGATGCCGTCCCACAGGGCCGTGGTCTTCTCGCACAACACGGCCAGGAAGAGGGCGACGCCGCCGCGTTCCTCCGGGGGGACCCTGTGGAACCCGGGGGTCATCAGGCGCAGCCCCAGCATGGACAGCATCTGGGCCGGGGCCGGTGTGCCTGCATCCTTGTGCCGCTGGATCAGGACCGTGCCGGCTTCCTCGACACCCGGCTGGGCGCCCATCAGGTTGGCGATGTTCGTGTCCATGTCAGATGGTCTCCTCGGTGAGGGCGTAGCGTCCGTAGACGCGGCCCGTGATGGGGTCCTTGTGGGACGTGTGGGCGATGTTGAAGCCCGCGCGGCGCAGCGTGCTCACGCGCTTGGTGAAGCTGGCCCCGGCGACGCCGAGGGCGCGGAGGGCGTCCATGGCGGAGAGGCCCTTGGAGCCTTGCTCACGGAACGCAGACAGGAGGGCCGTCTCCAGCGGCGGGAGCTTGACGGCGACCGGGGTCAGGTCACGGCCGTGGATGATCTGGGAGGCGGGGCCGCGTTCTTCGCGGATCGGTTCCCGGGCCCGGAAACGTGTCGCGACCCAGAAGGACCCCTTGTCCGGATGCACGGTGTAGTGGCCGCTGCTACCGGGCCCACTCGTGATGGTCCCCTTGGTCCCTGCCTCGAAGTAGTGGACGCTGGTGTCGGTGCAACCAACCACCACCTTGTCGCCGATCTTGAACTTGCGAGCCATCTGGCCCTCCTGTCTGTTAGTGCGTGTTACTTCAACCAGTCGTCTGGTATCGTCGGTCCTTTCGCCCACTCGAAGCCGTGCTTCGTCGCGAACATGGCGTAGGTCGTTTTGCTGCCCTTCAGGATCGGTTTGTCGGGCGTGTCGAATAGGAGCCGGATGATCAGGTCGGGGTTGTCCCGCTTGACCATGAGGAGCTTCTGTCGATCCTCGCTGTCCCAGTAGCCCTTCACCTCGACGAAGGTGCCGTTGGGAAGCTCGAAGTCGGGGGTGTAGTTGGCCTTGGTAGCTGGCCTGACATAGGAGAGGACGGTGCCTTCGTAGACGTAGGGGATGCCCCTGTCGTCCAGATTGGCAGCCGTCCTCTCCTCACTCCGCGACCTCCAGGCCGGGGTGCGATCCGAGGGGTCCTTGGGGACCCGCTTCGCATACACCCGGCGGCGGGGGGCCGTCAGAAGTTCAGCGGCTTCTTGCCCTTCGGCGCCGAGGGCTCGGCATCCGGTTCGGACGTGTTGGTGGTCTCGGCATCGAACTCGTCACCGTCGAAGCCGCCTTCTTCTTCCTCGGGCGTGAAGTCGTTGTTGCCCGGCTTGTATTCCACGAGACGGATGATTTGGATGTTGTTCATCCAGAAGGACACACCCGGCTCTCCATCACCCTTCGGCAGCATGGAGCCGCTGATCTTGATGGTGGACCCAGAACCCAGCAGGACCTTGCGTTGGACCGGCTTGGCCTTGGCGTCGACAAAGGGAACCACGCGGGGCTCGCCATCCTTGGTCTTGGACTTCGCCTTGAACAGGATGTAGACCTTGCCGTCCTTCGTCTCCCGGAACGGGGACTTGGCGGTCTTGGCCTTCTTCGGGCCGTAGGTCTCCTCCAGGAACTCGGACACCTGGGCTTTGATGGTCTCCAGGGCCTCGCCCTCGAAGACGATCTTGCAGGTCAGGTAGCCGGTCTCCTTGCCCTGGTAGACTTCAGAGCGGAGGAGGCACGGGAACAGAGCGGTCCCGCGTGGGGTAATGATCTTGACGGCGTCACTCATGCGGAGTGGTGCGTCTCCTTTCGGGGTTTGCGGTGGTTGCGCCGGGGCTCCTTGGAGAGCCCTAGGGCGTCAGAGAGTAGTGAGCCCAGGGTCGAGAGTTGACCCCGGGTCATGCTGATCAGGTCCCAGGTGGAACCCTGCATGGTGAGCCGGCGAGTGCCGGCCCCCATGTGGATCGTCGCGCCGATGCGGGCCATCAGGAGCCCAGGCTGCCCGGGAGAGTTGCCACGAAGCGGCAGAGGTTCTCGAACAGGTGATACTCCTCGGCGTGGGTGTGACCCGACCGCTGGGCGTCGACGGAGCTTCGCCGTCCCAGGTAGTGATGGGCCTCCTTGGCCTCCTGCTTGTTCAGGTTGAGGACGTTCCCACGCCCGCAGGCACCCCGGGCACGCTCCAGCAGATGGTGAAGGACCGCAGGCCGGTAGTGGTGGCCGGGGGTCTCCAGGGCCTGCTTCAGCACCCCGGCCGCCTGGGTCGTCAGGGTCAGCAGCGGTCCGTCACGCGGGGGCCAGTAGTGAGGGGTCTCCGTGGGGGAAACACGGGCGCGGAGGATGCGACCGTCCTTGCCCTTGTCGTTCCGATAGCAAAGCCCCGCGCCCCCACCGGAACCATGGTAGAACCCGGTGACTTCCAAGACGTCGCCGACCTTCCGGCCCGAGGGGTTGAAGGGGTCGTTCAGGTAGGCGATCCTCACGAAGTCGCCAATCTGCACGCTGCCCTTTGCGGGGGCGGGGACCGACGCCTCTTCCTGGGTCGGCGCCTTGGTCTGGCTCTCGAGGTCCCGGAATGAGGCGTAGCCGAGGTGGACCGCCAAGGGGTCGATGACCTTCCCCCAGGCACCCAGCGGATACCCTTGGACACGGGCAGGCAGGGCGTCGGGATGGCCCGCGATCAGGAGGAGGGCCTTCAGCTTGTCCCGGGGGACCGCGATGAAACCGTCGGGGATGTAGCCCTGGCCAACGGGTTCGGCCTTGGAGGCCGCGATGCGGAGGATCGCCCGGCCGGCGAGGAAGACCTCTTGGGTCTCCCCGGGGGCCAGGGTGCAGAGGGGGATGGAGGTGGGGAGTAGGCCAACCATGGAAGGGTTCCCTTCGGTGTGGAGGTGGATCAGGAGCGAGCAGCGCGGGCGGTTGCCAGCGCCGCCACGACCCTCGGGTCCTCCCCGGCCGCCAGGGCCTTGCGGATCGCCGCCTGGGTGACCGGGCGGGCCGGCTGGGTCAGGGAGGAGAGGGTCTTGGACATGGGATGATCTCGCTGTTGGGACGGTCGACTGACGCGTCGGTGTGTCGAAGGGTGGGATTTGTGGACGTTTCGAGGGTTAGTCTGTTGTTTCCACTGGGGGATTTCAGGAAAACGCGTAGTCAGCAACGAAGACCTCGGAAAGCGGGAAGGTCCCTTTGGCGGGAGGGTCCGGCAGAACGAGGTCAGGATGGTGCTCCAAGGCCCAGGCCCGCAGGGCTGCCAGGGCGTCATGGTCGGTGTATTGGGCGACTAGGGTTTCCCTGAGGACCTGCACCAGGACCGGGACGTTGCCGGCGTGGGTGCCGAAGCTGTCGTGGATCAGGAGGGTGTCGTTGACCCCACGGGCCTCCAGGCCCCTGATGACGGCCCTGAGGTGGGCAGCGTCCAGGGTGTGGATGACGTTGGGGGCCACCCCTGAGGCCTGCTTGTGGGACACGACGGTCTGCGTGCGGCTGGGCGTGGTGACCATGCACCGCCGACGGGCCAGGACGCTGTCGCCCAGAAGCTGGTCCTTGGGGGACATCTCCATCACGGTGACGGAGCGGTCCAGGAGGAGAAGCTCGACCTTCTTGCTGTCCGTCTCGGTCACCCTGAGGAGCATGGGGAACCCGTCAGGGGCGACCACCAGGATACCCTCCTGGGCGGCTGCCAGGGTGGTGGCGGCGGTCTTCAGCCACTCCATCGCGGCGGCGACCCGGGGGAGGACCCTGCGGACCTCGCGGTAGATCAGGCGGCCCAGGAGGACCGCAGCGGACCGGCCTTCATCGGCGCCGAAGGGGTGCTCCGCTCGGTGACCCCGGAGGACCTCGAGGGCCAGGGGTTCCATGTAGTCCGCGCGGACCTGCTGGGAGAACCCGAAGGCCGTGCTGGAGTAGCCGTAGGTCATCACCGGTCGCTTCACCAGGGAGCGGGAGACCCCGTGGTGGTGCCAGAGGACCATGGCGGCGAAGTCGCGGCGGGACTTCATCTGCGAGAGGGTCCTCTTGCCGGGAGCATCCAGGCGCAGTTTTCCCGTCGCGGCGTCGGTGTGCTGCTTCTGGAACTCGGTCACCTCGGCCGCCCAGGCGTCCAGGCGGGCCCTGACGTCCACGCCGGCCCAGCGGCGCTCCACCAGCTTGGCCGCCCTGGCGCACACCTTGGAGACCGCGTCGGCCACCCGCTGGTAGAGGTCGGCAGGGGCCTCAGAGGCGCCCAGGGAGACGTAGCGGGCCTCCTCGGCACGCATCAGGCAGGAGTAGTGCTGGACCCCGCTGTTGGAGCCGTCCAGGCTGACCGGGAGGTGGGAGACGAAGGTGGCCGGGTCGCCGCTGTCGACGGCCGCCACATACTCCTGGCAGGCGGCCACGAAGGAGAATGGGGCGTCCGCCTTCAGCCACTCCAGGTTCCGGTAGGGGTCCGCCGCGACCCTGGCGACCATGTCGAAGTTGTCGACCACCCAGCGGACCCGGTCGGGGTAGCTCCGCTTGGAGACCTTGTCGAAGTCGCCGCAGTTGGCGAGGTGGACACCCAGCCACCAGAGGCCGTCCTGGCCCAGGGGGACCCCGTCGGCGAACTCGAAGCACGCCTTGGTCTCGTCGCTGGTCTGGTGAGACGTGGCAGGGATCGGGTAGAGCCGGCCACGGAAGTCCAGGCTCATGGGGAGCCAGAACCGCTCCTCGCCCTCCAGGTCCCCCAGGTCCGTCTCGGTCGACGCCCAGGCCAGGAGGTTCGGGGAGATGCCCCGGTTCACCCGCTTGGCCTTCTTCTGGAGCCCGTAGAGCCGCCTGCGCTCCTCTGGGGTAGCCTCCCCCAGGCTCAGGGACCACAGGCACCTCCACGGGCGTCCTGACGGGCAGGAAGGGGGTGTCTACGTCCGGCAGGGTCCAGGCCCAGCGGCGGAGGTCCAGGATGGACTGGCGGAGCCGGTAGGGCGTCGCCTGGGCGCGGTTGACGGCGTCCATGACGGGCTGGAGGGTGCCGGCGCGGAGGGCCGCCTGGAGGAGCTTCCTGTGGCGGCTGGTCTGGGTGTTGACGAGGTTCGTCTGTCCGGCGGGGGTGAGGTAGCCGCCTGACCGGAGACCGGTCCAGGGGAGCGGAGGGTGGACCATGGGGCGCCGACGGGGCTGCACCCAGATCGTCATCTCCTTGACCTCCCGCGCCAGGGTCTCCCCTTCGTCGGACAGGCCGACCACGTCCAAGGGGAAGCCCTCGGAACTCTTCGCGGCCCCTGCGTGGACCTCGAACAGGCCTGTGGAGATGGCGGACGAGAGGAGGATGGAGCCGGCCGCGACCCGGTCCTCGTCGGTCCACTTCTCGTGGCCCTCGCCGGCCGCGCGGAGGATGGCCTTGCGGCGGCCCCACTCGGTCTCGGCGGCCTTCACCTTGGAGCGGAGTAGGGCCTTCTTGCGGGGCGACGGGGCCTCCGCCTCGGCGACGTGGTAGGCGGCCACCAGTTCCGCAGCGGCCCCGATGCTGATCAGGGCGGCGGTGAGAGGGCGGGACCGCAGGGCGACCGCGAAGGCCTCCCTGAGGCCTGCTGCGGCCAGGGTGTCGATGTCCAGGTGGGAGATGAGGGGGACCCAGGCGGGCCGGCGGGCGCGGGTGGCCGTGACCTGGGCGAGGGCGTCCCTGAGGAACTGGGAAGCCTGGGGGAGGAGGAGGGAGAGGGAAACACGCTCCAGGGAGGTCTGGCGGCCCGCTCGGGCGTCCTGGAGGTCCTTGAGGTGAGCCTTGAGGCGGCCGTGTTCGACGGCGTCGTTCTCCCGCGCAATCTGGCGGGCGTAGGTGTCAGCAGGAGGGGTCTCGGTCATGGTTCTCCTCGGGGGTCGGCGGTGACGAGCCACCTCCATACTCCCGTTCGTGGGATGGTGCAACCTGGGGGAGTGTCCCGCCCATGATCAGTTCAGCCAGCCGTTGGGCCATGGCGGCGCCTTTGGGGGAGACCACGTAGTTGATCTCCCGGAGGTTCATGGGGTCCTGGAGGCGTCGCAGGAAGCCCAGGCCAGGGCGGCCAGAGCGGCCGATGGACAGGTCCAGAAGCTGGCGCGACACGGTGGACAGGGGGACGTCCAGGTTCTTGGCGTAGACGCCCACGGACTGCCCCGGGTCCTCCAGGATCGCCAGGAGGGTGAGGGCGTGGCCTATGGTCAGCCCGGGGGCCTGCTTCTCCAGTTCATCCAGGGCCCTCCGCAGGGCCCGAGTGGTATCCGCCATGGGAACCTCCTGTCGCTGGGATGTTCATGCGCGTTCCGGAATGGCGAAAGCAAGAGAACAACAAAGGAACACTGCGAAAAAACCCCCGATAATTCATGCTTGAACTATCAGGGGTTGCAGTCAGGTCGGTGCTGTAATGGCATGCAGGATCGTCTTGCCGTAGGCGACGACCGCCGCGCCTACCAAGCCGGCACAGGAGGCGGCCAGGGTGATGGCGCCCTTGAGGCGTGCCCTGGCAGTTTCCAGGGCGGAGACACGGCTGCCCAGTTTCTCCTGGGCGTCGAGGATGGTGTCGAGCTTGGCGTCCATGGCTTGGGCCTTCCCCTCGAGGCGGCCGAGGATCAGGTAGAGGCCTGCTGGGTCGACGTGCGGGATGATGGGAGCCTGCTCGCTCATGAGTAGGCGCCCCCGTGCATGGGCTGGACGGCCATCGGGGCGGACCCGTCGAGGTCCTTGAGGACCCCGTTCACGAGGTCTCGCTCGCCCTGGTAGCGTTGCTCCCAGGTGGCCGTCTCGTCGGAGCGGATGTAGTCGCCGGCATAGGACAGACAGGCATACATCAGAACCATGTCGTTATATTCCGGCCCGTCGGTCAGAAGCTCCGTCGTGCTGGCATCCGTGGACAGCGGGGTGAACCGCTTGCCGTAGATCAGGCAGACATACTGCTGGGGCTGCGGGTGGAAGTAGAGCCGGTTCATGCGCCGGGCGTAGATGCGCGGCTGACCGGGGTAGCTGGTGGGGGAAGGAGATGGCCACTGCGTGCGCTCCTTGAGGAACGCCTCGTAGCTAACCTGGACTAACGGGATGCCGTCAGCCTCGAGGGTCTCGATGCGGACCAGATCGGCGGGGATCGTGATGTAGGCGAGAGCCGAGGTCAGATCGTCCTCGCGATACTCCTCCTCCAGAGCCCGCACGCGGACCTCTTTCTCCGCCCGGGACATGCCGCGAGTGATCATCGCGTTCAGCACGGAGGTGGAGAGGTCGGGCCGCTTCAGCCACGCGGCGAGGTTCGTTCTGAACTCGCTCTTGATCATCTCACACCATGGACCGTTCGGTCGTCAGGAAGCCGTCCAGGCTCTGCTCCTTCAGCCGCTTCACCACGTCCTTGATCGGGGCGGTGTAGACGTTGAAGCCCTCCTGGAGCCACTGCGTGACGAAGATGGCAGGGATGGAGGCGACGCGCTCATACTCACCCATGGGGCGGTGAGCGGAGGCCTTGCGGTGTTCGTTGAGGTTGTCGAGGAACTCCGAGGGGATGTCCTGGTAGGTCTGGATGTAGACCCCATCGACGTGCTCGCCGACGCGGTTCCCAACGGTGATGAACTGAGGGGTCATCGCGAAAGCTCCACGATGTTCAGCTTCTTCCCCGTGCTCGTTCCGTCGGCCGCGATGGCCGCGATCTTCGCAGAGGTGGCGATGTTGAATAGTTCGGGGATGCCGACAGGCAGGTAGATGTCGCCGGCTGCAGCCGTCGGGTTTGCCCCGAAGGCGATATACATCGCGGTGTCCACGGCCGTCACGCGGACGAACCGGGTCTGGGCACCGATGGCCGTGCTCTGGGCCGAGGTGGTTCCCACGGTGACGTTCTGAGACGCCACAGGGCGGAAGATGGTGATTTCAGTCATGGCTCTCCAGGGGTGGGGGAAGGATTGCTCCCTCCCCCTGCTCCAGTTAGACCTGCTTACGCGAGGTCCGTGATCAGGGCCGAAGCCTTCTTGTTGGAGTGCTTCAGGCCGTATTCGCCGCACAGCATGACGGAAATCTTGTCGCCGGTCTTCGCGAGGGTCTCGCGGAACCACGGGCGCAGGACGACCAGCTTCCAGTTGGACGGATCATACAGCAGAGCCTGATCGGTCGCCTGATGGCGGTTCAGCACCACGCGCTGTTCGCCGAACGGGGAGCGGTAGACGTCAACCACGTTGACGATCTTAGTGGCCTGACCCACGTCGCGGGTGCGCTGCGGCACGTCGATGTGCGTGGTGCTCGTGCCGGTGCTCTGACGGTAGGCGAAGTTCGCCACCACCAGCGCATCGCTCGGCTTCACCGAGAAGATCGTGGCGTTGCCGCCCACGTCGTAGAGGCCCTGGTTGGCGTCCAGCAGGTTCTGCTCGGACAGGGTCGCGGCCGTGCCGGCGTCGATGGTGTTGTCGGCGCCGCTGTCGATCTGGGCCTGATAGCCCGCGAACTCACGCGCCGTGCCCGCACCGTCGACGGTGTCGTCGCCGGTCACCTTCGTCTGCTTGGAGCCGACGATGGAGTATTCCAGGTCCTGCTTGATGGACTTGCCGGCCTTGGCAAGCTGGTAGGCCAGTTCCTGACCGCGACCGTGGCTCTTGACCGCGTTCGAGGTGCCGGACACTTCCACCGTGGTCGACAAAATCTGCGTCACGTTGGAACGCATGGTCGTCGCCGTCGGCGTGATGCTGGAGGCGGTGAAGCCTTCGGCCTTGGCGTTCTTCGCCGCAGCACGCAGGGCATCTTCCTGCCACTGATACGTGGTCTGGGTGACCTTCTCCGTGCTGAGGGAGGTCAGCATCGGGGTCTCGGTCGGAGTGATGTTGCTGATGATCGGAGAGACGTCTTCGGCGATGCCGACCATCTCATAGGTGGACCAAATGGCCATATCGAATACCTACTCGTTGAATGTGGTGGTGAGGACCGTTAGTCCTCGTTAGCCTTGGATTGCCATCCTGCCAGGAACGCGTTCGCAGCGTCGTCGATCTTGCCGGTCGCCGCGAGACGGGACTGGGCAGAACGGACAGGTGCGGAGCTTGACGGGCCGCCTGTGGCACTCTTGCCCAGAACCTTCTGACCGGAAGCCGGGACCTTCGGCTTGGGCTTCACGGTGACCTTCTGGGCAGCCTTCTGGGACTTGGCGTATTGCATCGCCATGTGCAGGACCTTGATGGCCCCCGGGTGGACGATGGCATCCACTTCTTCCCGCTTCAGGCCGACGGAGACGCCGAAGTCGCGCATCTCGTCGTAGACCTGATCGCCCCAGTTCTCGATGTGGAACGGCGACGTCTCGTCCTTCAGGGCCACAACGCACTCCCTGGCGGCCGTGCGGATGCTCTCCACATGGGCCGTCCTGGTCTGCTCCTGCGCCTGGGTCAGTTCCTGATCATAGAACTTGAAGGACTGGTAGGCCTTCGTGGCGTCGTCGCGTAGCTGGGCGAACGCCTCGGCCGACATGGACCGCTGGGCGGTCGGGAAGTCGATGGCTGCGTATTCATCCCACCGCGCCTTGGCATCGTCGTGCATGCGCTTCAGGCCAACGGCGTATTTGTCGGCCTCGGTGGCAACCTTCTGGCGGAGGTCAGCGACCTCCTGGGACTTGCGGGTGAGGGCGGCTTCCTGGCCGTAGAGGCGGCGGAGGTCCTTGACGGATACCCGATGCTCCTCGTCGCCGACCTTGACCGTGACGATGTCATCGTCGCCGGCCGCTCGGGGCTCTGAGGGTTCCTTGGGGTCCTTCTCGGTCTCACCGTCCTCTTCGGACTTGTCGTCCTCGGTGTTGGTGTCTCCGTCGGAGCCCTCGGCTTCACCGTCGTTGGTGGCACCTTCCTGCTCCGTCTCCTCGGTCTCTTCGTTCTCGCCTGGGCTTTCGCCGGGCTTCTTCTTGAAGCTCTCGAGGAAGGCCAGCACCGGATCGGTGCCAGCATCATCCTGGCTGGTGGTCGCGTCTGTCACGATAGCGTCACTGGTAGCCAATTTCAGTCGTTCTCCTGCTCAGGACCGGGCGCCGCGCGTGCGGTGGCCTCTTCATCCTGTAAATTGATTTCGATCTCGTGGGCGATGGTCTGGGCGGATTTGAGTTCCGCCACGATCTCCTGGAAGGCTCGCATCTTCCTGAAGTGAAGCTCGCGGGCCTTGAGGTCGTCATCGCCGGTCTGGGCGATGGCGTCGTGGTGATGGTTCATCAGGCGCGTGATGACGCGCATGAGGGGCGGACTGTTGAGGAGGAGGGTTGCTTCCCTCCCCTCATTCAGCAGCCGTTCTTCTTCCGGGGTCGTTGTGTTCTCCCGTTACGGGTTCGGACTGGCGATGGCCGTCGGTTTCGGGGTCGCCTCGAGGATGTCGAGTTCCCTGTTGTCGGTCGCGATCTGGTGGGCGAGTTCGAGGTCAGCCCTCTCTTCGCGGTGGGCCGCCAGGGCATCCGTGGTCTGGAGGTGCTGGGCCTTGAGGCCACGCTCCTCGGCCTTGCCGGCGCCTTCGACCTGAAGACGGAGCATCTCGAGTTCGACCTTCTTCTCCTCCAGGGCAATCTTACGCTCCTCGAGTTCCACCTTCTTCATGACCAGGGGGTCAGGCTGCGGCTGGTTCTCTTCGGTGGGCGGCTGGAGCAGGACCTCGAAGTCTACGATGCCGCGATGGGTCGCGGACCGCTTGAGGACCTCGTAGCGTTCCTTGGGGCCATACTGCGGGCCCAAGCCGGCCTGCGTCAGGTATTGGTCCATGGCGAGGTATTTGTCGCTCTCCTTCTCTTCCTCGTTGTAGCCGAGGGAGAACTCGACGGTGACGGAGTTGCGCTCCGCCCAATCGCTGGGATCGACAGGGACCCAATCGCCGGCCACCTGATGCACGCGGGAAGTCTTCTCGTTCTCGATGACGACCTGATAGACGAGGAGGAACAGGTCGGCGATGTAGCCGTAGGCAAGGTTCCTCGCCATCATCTTCTGGCGCTGCTGGGACAAGGTCACCAGATTGCCGATCATGTCGTTCGAGTTCTGCTTGGAGACCGCGTCCTTGTTCAGGCCCTGCGCGAGCCTGGAGACGCCTGTGAAGGCCTCCTTGTCGGCGTCGAGCTTGCCGTCCACCTGGAACACGTAGGGGTTCAGGGGCGCCTGCATCAGCGGGGCGACGGCGTCGGGGCGGGTGACGTTGACCACGCCGCCCAGGCGGTTCTCCAGGAGTTCCTTCGGGTTCACCAGGGCGCCACGGACAACCTGATAGCGCGGGTTGTTCGTGATGTTGGTGTGGTCGATGATGCCTCGGATCAGCGTCGTGCGGGCGTTCTGCGTGGGGATCACGCGGTCCGCCAGGGCGATGCCTCGGGCACTATGCGGCCGGCGCAGAGGGGTGGCGCCGATGAAGGGTTTCCGGCTGACACGTTCCTTGTCCAGGATGACGTTGCCGGCGACGATGATCTTGTAGAGGTAGGCCTTGTCGGAGCCGTCCATGTCGAGTTCGGTGTAGGCCGCGAAAAGCTCAACCTCGCGGTTGGCCTTCTGCAACGAGGACAGGGCCTCGTCCGTGACGTCCATCACCTCGAACCGCTCGAGGACCTCAGGGTCAGCCGCCACGAGGTTCTTCTCGTCAGCCGACAGCTTGTCGACCAGGGCCTTGTCGTAGCCCTGCTTCAGCAACCAGGAGATGGTGCGGCGCTGCTTGCGCCAGACCACGCGGGCCGAAGCGATGTCCTTGGCGCGGGCCGACATCCCGAACTCTTCCGGGGGGACAGGCTCGATCACGCACTTGGAACGATCCACAACGCGCTTGTATTCGAGCTTCGCTGTGCCGGTCTCCTCGTCGAGTTCGACCTCGATGTCCTTGAGCTTGGCACCCTTCGCCTCCAGGTCTTGGAGGATCGCGGGGATGGCCTCGGGCTCCAGGCCCTCCATCTCCTCTTCGATCTCCTCGACGTTCTTCAGCCAATACACCTCGGACACCCCGATGTCGTGGAGCAGCCCGTCGTGGATGGCGTCCTGGATCACGAAGTAGCCGGGGTTCTGCGCGAACACGACGTGGGCGGTGTATGACGTGGCGATGTTAGCGCCGCGAACGTCGTCCATTCCCAGAGGGGAGAACCGCACGGGCGTCTTGTTGCCCGTGAAGATTTCCAGGAGGACCGCCTTGGTCGTGTCCACGATGTCCGCGACGTCCAGGGAGACGTATTTGGAGTTGCCGGTGTGGAACGGCTTGGGCTCTCGCCCTTCGTAGTATCGGGTGGCGGTGGACCGCTTCTGGGTCCGCTGCCCGTCGTCGTTGCCGGGGGTGGCCGGAATGTGCGCCTGGAGGAAGGCCAGAAGGCGCTCGTCCGTCATCCCCTTTTTCTTGGACCGGGGCTTGGTGTCCTCCGTCTCCAGTGCGTCTTCGCTCATATCGCCTCGATGTAGTAGTCGTCGTGGTTAGCGACGGGGACGAAATGTCCCTCATGTCCATGAACTGCCAGGGCCAGGGCCATCACGCAGTCGTCGTGCTTGCCGTCATCGGCCTCCAGCTTGCCCGCCTCGGTCACCACGAAGGTCTTCATCTCCTCCAGGGTGGTCAGGTCGTGCAGCTTGATGGTCCCCTCGCGGAGACGCTCGCGTAGCTGGTCGATGATCAGCGGCTTGGTCTTGACGTTGGTGCTGAAGCCGATGGTCTCGCGGATGTCCTCGGTGAGGTTGCCCACGCTCTCGTCCATGAAGACGTTCGGGTAGGCGAGGTCCTTGGCGAGCCGGGTGCAGGTCAGGATGCCGTGGTTGTTGCGTTCCGGGATGATCCGCGCGGTGTTGTAGCGGAGCCCCAGGGCCTTCAGGACGCGGGCGAAGAGGTCGGGGTGGATGTGACCACGCCAGACCGCTACCTGCTCCCCGTGGCTGTCCAGGACCTGGGCGACGCTGTAGTCGCGGCCCTTGATACCCTCGGCGACGTCCGCCCCGATGGTGTAGATGCCACCAGGGTTGATCGGGACGTATTCCGCGAGGGGGCCTCGGGGGTTCGGGCGGAACTCGTCGCCCTCCAGGGTGTATCGCTCCAGGATCGGCTTGGCGTTCTTCCTGTGCTCCTCGACCCGGTTCATGTCGAACACAGGCATACCGGTCGTGAGGAAGGCCTCTTCCGCGAAGCTGGGGTATTCCTGCTGGAACTGCTCACGCGACGTCTCGCCGATCTTGTTGCGGCGGAACATCAACTGCTCGTCGTCCAGGCCGTAGGCGTTCGCCATCTCCTCCTCCTCAGGGGTCCGCTCGAAGCCCTCAGGGACCGGGGAGCGGTATTCCTGCTGGATGAACCAGGGGAGGAAGACAGGGATGTATTCGTTCTCTCCACGTTCAGCGGCGACCCAGAGGTCCCGGAACTTGCCTGTCATGCCGTTCGCGGTGCTCTCGACGAAGATCGCTGTGCCGGGAGTGTTAGGGACCGCGTTAGTCAGGCCGTTGAAGGTCTCGGACGCGGTGCTCTTGGGCCAGAAGGCGACCTCGGAGGCATGCACGAAGGACAGGGTTTCAGACCGGCCCACGCCCTCACCGCCGGCCGTAGCGACCACGTAGGAGGACTGGAGCTTGTCGAAGTTGAGTTCCCGCTTGGAGGAGTAGCGGGTGCTGGGCTTCAGGATGGCCGGGCACAGGTCGTGAAACCGGCGGGTCATCTCGAATAGGGTTTGGGTGGCGTCCGCCTTGTGCGCCATCACGAAGGACTTCAGGGCTTTGTTCTGCGACGTGCGCCAGTAGCCCCAGCCGTTGATGACGGTGCTGAGGCCCATCTGGCGGGCCTTGAGGACAACGATCCGCACCTTGCCGGTGGTTTCCCACTGGGCGCGGATGACCTCTGCCAGACGGCGCTGTGCCTCATTCAACACCAGGGGCCTGATCTCCAGGTCCTTGGTGCGAATGAATAGGCTGTGCTGGGCGTAGAACTCGAAGTCTTCGTGGAGGCGTCGGCGGATAGCCACCAACGCTTCCTTGTTCAGGCGTTAGCCCTCCTCGGCTCGGTAGAGGCCGTAGAGGCACGCACCGATGATGAGGACCAGGATCAGGAAGGCCATCACGGGGTCTCCCCAGACTTGGCCAGGACGCCTGCCAGGAAGTCTTCGGCGGACGTCAGGTGGGTCTCAGTCTTCGCGGTGGGCTTCTGGAGGGTGAACTCCGCCAGGAGCTTTGCGGCCTGGAGGCGCTCACGCACACCATAGGCCGGCTTGTTGGCTTTCTCGGGGTCGGTCGCTCGGATGACCTGGATCGCGAACTCCAGCGCGGCGTTGCCGGCGGCGTCCTTGTCGACCTTCCCCTCCTTGATCAGTTCGTCCATGATTTTCTGGGTCTCTGCCTTTGCGGCGTCGTTGATACGTTGCCAGAGCTTGCGGCCGGTGCGGCCGGCGTAGCCCTGACGGACACCCTTGGGAGAAGGGTAGCGCCCCTCGGCGCGGAGACGCTCGATGGTGGCGCGGAACCGGGCCTTGTGCTCTGGGCTCTGATTGGCCCGTCGGAGAGCTTCGGACATCTGCCGGCGGACCGGGGTCCGAACTCGCTTGGAGGGGACAAGCTCGCGCTGTTCCCGCTCGGTCATGACCTGGGCGAGGTCCTCAGCAGCGAGGCTTGCTGCGTCCATTCTTCTTTTTCATCGGGATGTCCTGTCTGAAATGGGTCGGGGGTTATCCTAAGGGAGGGATTTGTCAGGCCCTTCTCAGAATAACCCCCATTAAATCAACCACCTAAGTGGCTTGTCACCCGTGTTTTCGGGTCTTCCGCATGGGGTGCGAGTTGTAGCGGGGACCGTCGTCGGCGGGGATGTCCTCAGCGGCCTCCGGGGAGGTCGAGGAGAGAGCCCCGCTGACCGGCTTCATGGCCACCAGGGCCGCCACGAAGGCCTTCAGCTTCACGTCGGGGAGACCCGCGACGCTCTTGTCCCAGGCCTCCTGCGCCGCGTCGTCCCCGCTGGGCCCGTGGTAGGGCGACGGCGGGCCGGTGTGATCACTCTTCGGCATCGGCGGGTCCTTTCTCCTTCATCAGCTTGCGGGCGATGTCGCGGCTGCTCTCCAGCCGGTTCTGCGCCTCCATCGGATTGTAGCCGAACCGTTCATAGACCTGCAACGCTTCGTTCTCCTTGCCCAGGTTGATCAGGGCCGCCACGGCGCCGTTCTCGTAGTCGGCGTCCGTCTTGGCACTCCCCACGCCCAGCTTCTGCTGCCAGTAGCGTTGCTCGGGGAACCAGATGAGGGCCTGGAGGTCGGCCGCGTTGATGTCGATGCCGCCCTTCCGCAGGTTCGCCTGCGTGCGGGCCACAACGTCGCGGAGCCACACCCGGTGCTTCCCGTTGAACGGGGCCATCACCATCGCGCCTCGCGTTGCGTCTGGGACCAGCTTGGAGGCCTTGCGGACCTCGCCACTCTCCACAGACACATCCCCCCGCCCCTTGCCGGGACGCGGGAACCGCTGCTTCTCGTCGATCTTGGCCACGGCGGTGCCCACGGCGATCAGGGACTTCTCGTCCCCCTCCAGGGCGTCGGCGAGGACCTTGGGGTCCAGCTTGAACTCCGCAGCGGCCTCCTGGGGGTCCATGGCGGCCAGGGCGGTCTGCACCTTGCCCAGGCGGGCCGCGAGGGCCTCAGGGGTGTCCCTGGCGACCATGTTGCCTGTCAGGCGGGAGATGGTCCGCATGAACCACCGGTCCATGGTCGGCATGTCGAACCGGCCCATGAGGTTGCTGAAGAACCCGTTGCCGATCTTGGGGCCCAGGACAGCGGAGCCGTAGACGGTGCTGTCCATGTTCTCGCCGCTGGCCTTGAACCCGTCGCCGCCGAGGAACTCCTTGGTGACCCGCTGAAGCTCCTTGACGGAGTAGCGGGTGCCGAAGAACTCGAGGGCCCGGTCGGGACCAAGCTGGTCGACCACGTTGTTCCAGGTCTTCGCAGCGGATCGCATGCTCGGACCGGTGGGGCCTGCCCAGCCGAAGTCGTCAGGGATGTGAAAGTCGTCCTTCCCACGCACGCTCTCGTAGATGCGGAACGTCTGCTGGAAGTTGTTCACGACGTTCTGCCCGTTAGAGGTGATGGCGAGGATGCCCTTGAACAGGCCGGACGCCCGGGGATCGGTCCCCACTTCGGGGAACACGGCGGACACCATGCCCATGGCACGCTTCAGGGTGCTGTCATACCAGCCCACGGCGCTGCCGTTCTTTGTTAGGGCGTGGATGGCCTCCTTGGTCATCAGGTCTGCCACCGCCTTGGCGGAGCCTTCAGCCTGCCAGTCGATGGTGGGCAGCTTGCGGTTCGGCAGAAGCTCCGCCTCGGCCACGTCGACGCCGTAGCGTCCACGCTTGGTGGCGACCTCACCGCGCTCCAGGCTGTCCATCGGATCGTGGATCAGAACGGTCGCCTCGGCCTTCGTGGGTTTCCCCTTGGTGGCCAGAAGCTCCCGCGCCCGGTCCTGCATGGCTTTCGCTTTCGCGTCCGCCATGATCCGGTCGAAGGCCTCCGTGGGCGCGTCGTGGACGGCGTCCTCGGTGACCCAGTCCGGCAGCAGGCCGATCTTCTGCTCGGCGAAGACCGTGTCGCCCGTCTTGGCCGTCTGGTTCGCTTCGCCGTTCGGGCCGTAGTTGAGCCACGAGTTCTGCCCACGGGTCTCCGTGGTCATCGCCCGACGGGCCAGGGGGGAATACATCGCGGCGTGGGACCGCCACGCGTTCTCCTCACCGTCGGCGCGGAACCCGACCCCTTCCTTCGCGTGTCCGAAGTAATCGTGGACAGCGCGGAACAAGTCGTTGGCCTGCACCGGCCGCCCGTTCCACTCGATGCCGGGGACCACCGCCAGGAGCGGGTTGTCCGCCACGGCCGCAGGGTCCCCAGAGCCGAACCCGTCGGAGGTCGGGTAGACCTGCATCCGTCGGTTCCGGTTGATGTCCTCAACGGCGCCGCGCGGCCCGGTCTTCTCGTAGGGATCGATCACCGTGCCGTCGGGCCCGGTTGGCATGAAGGTGAACTCCACGCCCGTCCGCACGATGGCCTGATACTGGGCCACCGTCTCGGCGATCATCTTGTCGTAGGCCGCCTTCACCAGCGGGTCGCTGGGGGCGTGCTGCATCTCCTCGAAGGCCTGCGCGATCCGGCGGGCCCGCTCGGGGTCCACGCGGGCATAGGTCTTCGGCGGATTGTAGGGCAGCCCCGCCTCGCGCATGTAGCTCTCGGCGATGGCGCGGGCTTCCAGGTTCGGGCCGGCTTCGATGACGGAGCCGTCGGATGCCTTCACCCGGCGCGGGAGGCCCTCCAGGGGCGGCGCGGAGACTGTGCTCTGCTCCCCTGGGGCGACCCCGTCGCGCTTGAACCGGCGATCCGAACGGACCTGACCGGCCTCGGCGCGGGTCCTGGCGCGGGCGGTGATGTCGGCACCCATTCCCATGGGCCCAGGAGCCCGCTGGAAGCCCCTGGAGGGGCCTGGGCCGGCGGAGGGTGTTACCCTAGCTGCCCGCTCTCCGAAGCCCGCCAGCGGGCCCAGGACGGTCTCCACGCGTGCCTTGGCTGCGGCACCGGGGGTAGCCCCCGCGATCCGCTGCACCTCGGCCAGCCGCTCCGACCGTTTGGTGATGGTGCTGATGGTGTCGACGTGCGGGGCGAGGTCAGGGTGCTGCTCGCGGATGGTCTGCTGGGCTGCCAGGGCGTTGTCGATGGCCCCCTGGTATGCCTGGGGGTTCCGGATGTGGGTCCGGTTCCCGCCGACGGTAGTCCCACCAGCGGGAGCATCAGTCCGTGCGGGACCCAGAGGGCCCAGCGTGCCGTCCTCCATGGTGTCCCTGAGGAGGCGGGTGACCCGGTGCATGGTGGCCGTCGGGATCGTGTTGCGCTCCAGCAGGGCACGGGCGTCCCGCTCGGGGAACAGAAGCTGCACCGCCGCGTGGACGTCGCGCTCCCGGAGGCCGAGTTCGCGGGCGATGCCGAAGGCCCAGCCCGAGGAAGTCTGGGTGGCCGTCTCGGCGATCTTGGCGTCGAACGCAGCGTCCCCGGAGGCCCGCTCGGCCTGGGTGGCCTGGAGGCGCTGACGGAGGGCCATGAGGTCCTGCGCCGTGGTGCCGGGCTGGAGCCCGTGCTTGTCAGCGAAGGCGCGGATGCTCTGCTCGTTGCGGAGGAGAGGAGGAAGCTGGTTGCCCATCTGGCGGTCGAGGGCGCGGGCGGCTGCGCGGGTGACTGCCCGGCTGGCTGCGCCGGCCACACCGCCTGCGGCTGCCCCGGCCAAACCGGCGCCAGGGAAGGCTGCGGACAGACCGACGCCTGCCACACCACCGATGAGGCCGGCGTGGCGCTCCAGGAAGCCCTGGGCGTTGCGCTTGAGGCTGTTGTCGGCGGCGATGTCCAGGACCCGCAGGTTCATCAGCAGGGTGGCCCGGTCGCCCTCAGGGAGCGGAAGCTGGGCGACGCGGTCGCGCAGGGTGTCGAAGTAGCTGACCCGGGAGCCGTCCTCGCCGGCCGCGCGGTTGTGCCGCTTGGCTTCGCTGACGGCGCCCATCAGGTCCTTCACCTGCTGGCTGTCCAGGACGCCCTGGCTCTCCATCAGGCGGCCGATCTCCTCCACGTTGCGGTGGACGTCGTCCATCACGCCCTTGAAGGTGTCGCTGGGGTCCCGGGTGCTTTCGCGGCCCATGCCCTCGCTCTCGGTCTTCCGGCGCTGGTTGTAGAACTCCAGGGCCGCAAGCTCGGCGGCGCCGTTCTGGGCCGCAGGGGAGAGCTTGTCGAAGGTCGGGGGCGGGACCTGCTCGCCAGTCATCTGGGAGGCCTCTTGCGAGGCTGCCATCTCGTCAGCGAAGGCGCGGACGTTCGGACCGGCCGCGCGGTTGTTGCGGATGTCCTGGATGGCTCCGCCCACGGCGCCGACGGTGTGACCAGCAACGTGGACACTACCGCCCGCGCCAGCACCGATGAGACCCTCGCCGAGAGCCTGCTTGGGGTCGATGCGGAGACCGCCCGGGGTGCCGAGGGTCTTGCCGGTCTGCTCGGCCACGCTCTGGAGACTTTCAGTCCCCAACTCGCCGGCCATGGCTGTGGCGGTGTGACCCGCTGCGGTGCCGAGGCCTCGGGAGAAGACCCGGGAGACACCGGGGAGGTTCGCCCCGACGCCCTCGAGGGCCCCTGAGGCCAGCGCGGTCGCGTAGGCGGCCCGCATGTCCTCTTCGTTCGGCTCGGTGCGTCCGTGGGCCTTGGCACGCTCCATCGCGGTGTCGCCGACGACCTGGAGGGCGCCGAAGGCCGTGGGGGCCAGGAAGCCACCCGCGACGGCACCCGCAGGGCCGCCGACGGCGCCGCCCACGGCCGCACCGGCTGCACGGGACAGGAGGCTGCCGGCGAACTGACCGGACTGCTCCACGGCCGCGCGGGGGAGGTGACCCCAGCTATACCCCTCGCCGCCTTCGTTCAGGAACGCCTGGGTGGCGTTCTCGTAGTTCGTGGGGGCTACGGCCTGCCCCGCGCTTGTGAGGGCCTTGCCGACGCCTGGGGCGCCCATGACCTGGGCGGTGGTGCCGAGGGCCTGGAGAGGCTGCGCGAGGCCCTGTGTGAAGGCGGAACCGAAGGAGGTGTCCTTCGAGCTACGGGCCATCAGGGCCTGGACGATCTGTTCATCCTGAACCCCTGCTTGGCGGGCGCCGTCGAAGTCGTATCCGGCGAAGCCCTTCGCCTTCAGGGCGTCAACGATAGCAGACGGGGCTACCCCCGCCTGGAGGGCACCCTGAAAGTCGTATTCCATGTTGTTCCTTTATCGGAAGAAGGCGTTGGGGTCTGGCCCGCTCTGGCCGCTGGAGCGGTTCTGCTGGGCGCTGATAGCCCCCATCACATCCAGGGGCTGAAGCGGGTTGTCCTGCTTCCATTTGTTCACGAAGGAGCGGTAGCCCCGCACGCGGGCTGCGTCGTCCGCGTTCTCCCAGGCAGCCAGAGCGTCGTGGTCGTGCTGCATGTTTCGCATCTGATACTTCAGCGCGATGGAGAGGGCGTTCTTGTCCATCATCCAGTTCGGACCAGCCTTCTCCAACGCCATGCGGTCGGCGTCGGACATGGCGCCCAGGCCCTTGAAGTTCTGGTAGCTGGCCTGATTGATCTTTCCGATCAGGTTCTGAGCCAACTGGATCGCGGCCGGGTTGTCCGGCCCGACCCCCAGGCTCTGCGCCAAGGCGGTGCGGAGGCGGTCACCCATCTGGGGACCAGGGGAGATTTGTCCGCTGTCCAGCAGGCCCTGGAGGGTCTGCATGTGCGTCATCTGGGTGCGTTCACCGTCCCGCTTGCCCATCGCCGCAGCGAAGGCCCCGCCGTCGTCCTTCTGGACTGCGCGGAGCCACGGGGAGTTCACCGCCTGGGCGCCCTGGGGCAGCGTTGGGGTGTCCTGACCGGTGGCCGTGTTCGTGAACACGCTGGGCCCGTGGGCCCGCTGGTTCTCGCGGTAGTAAGAGCCGTCAGGCGCGATGAAGAGTTCGCCCTGCGTGCGGCGCCCACCGGACACGGGCTTGCTGAGTATGTCGCTCGCCATGCCCTGCGGCATCTGCCCGCCAGCAAGCTCCAGGGCCGCTGCCATGGGCATGCCCGTCAGTTCCGCCACCTTCGCGGCCTCGCTGACGATGCTGGCGTTGGCCTTGCGTTCGTCGAGGTCCGCACCGCGTCGACGGATGCCCAGGAGTTCCTGCTGCATCGCCATCTGCTGGTCCTGGGTCATGCCCTGGGACAGAAGCGACGCGGCGTTGCCCATGGACTGCATCGCGGTCTTCCCCGAGAGGAAGCCGGCGGCCAGTCGGAGCATGTTCTGCGGCGTGAAGAACTCGGGGCCGCTGGAGGTGGCGTCGGGGGACTTGAGGTTCCCGTTGGTGCCCATGCGGCGGCTGATCTCTTCACCGTCGGCCGCGTCCACCTTGGTGGTGGCCGGATCAGGCGGAGGCATCGGTGCGGACGTATCCGTGCCCTGCGGCACCGGGTTGTTCGTTCCGCCCGCGACGCCGGGGCCGCGCGGCTGCCCGGCATAGAACGAGTTCACGTTCCGCAGGGTCTCCGCCACGGTCGCGCCGCGCCGCAGGATGTTGCCGTTCTGGCTGAAGGCCTTCGCGGCGGTGTCCGGATTGGTGACGCCTGCGTAGACCGAGAACGCGTCCGCGTTAGGGTCCGCTGACAGGAACGCCTTCATCGCGCCGGGCCCAAGCATCCACGAGGCTTTCACCTCCTGGTCACTCGGGGGCCGCCCTAGGACGGGCATCAGGGTCTTGTCGATCTCGCCGACATACCACTTCGCGGCGTCGTCCTGGGCGGCCCGGTCAAACCGGTGCGTGTTGTTGTATCGGCCCCCGTTGGCCGGCGACGCCAGGAACTGGTTCCAGGTGCCGTCGATCATCTGATACTGGCCCTTGGCCGAGGAGCCGGCGCGGTTCACCGCGTTCGGGTCTCCGCCGCTCTCCGGACCACGGATGCCCGCCAGGATGCGAGAGGCGCGATCCTGACCGGAGCCACTAGCCGTGCCAGGGCCTAGGTCGAAGGCGTCCGTGCCACGTCCCGCTGGGAGAACCATGCGGGCCTGCGGTGTCGGCGCGGGGGCAGGAGCGGCGCTGACGGGCGTCGGCTGGGGCATCGGCGGTCCACCAAAGGCACTAGAGCCTCCGGCTGTGGGACCCTGATGGTAGCCGCTGGCAAGAGCGGAGCCGAGGGGCTGTGCGGTCGGCGGGGCCGGGGGCGCGACCTTACCGGACGTCAGGAAGCGCCGGATTAGGGCGCCGAGGGGCCCCTGCTGGACCATCGGGTCCATGAAGGGCTCAGGCTGGGCGATCTGCCACGGCTGCATGCGTTGTTCCTATTTCATACCGAATTTGCTGAAGCCGCCCAGAGACGACGTGAGGCCGCCGCCGCCGAACAGACTGCCCAGGCCACTCATGGCCATGCCGCCCAGGGACGTGCCTCCAGTGAACGGCGCCGCCAGGAGCGAGCCGATGCCGAGGATGCCACCCAGCGGGTTGCTGGCGCCCTGCGTCGTCTGCGTGGTCGACGTGGTGCCGTTCTGGCCCCAGTTGTTCGCTCCGACGATGCCGTAGTAGTTGCCGAGGTTCGCCCAGGGGAACGCCTGCGTCGCCAACTGCTGACGAAGCTGGTCCTGGTTCTTGGACATGGCGTCCTGCTGAACGATGGACCCGGCCTGCCCGATGCCGGACACACCCGTGTTGCCGAGGTTGGCCGCGTCGGTGAGCATCGCTCCGCCAGCACGCGTTGCGTCGCCAAGTTCGCTGAGGGCGCCCAGGCGGACGTTCTGGTTCGCGATGTTGTTCGCGTTCGCGCCGGCCTCGGCGTTGACGCCTGCGTTCGCTGCGGACAGGCCGAGGCCCCCGGCGGACAGGGCGCCGTTCATGTTGGCCTGTCGGGCCGTCTCGCCGATCTGGAGCCCCTTGGAGTAGAGGTCACCACGGATGCCGGCTGAGATGTCAGCGACGCGGTCTTCCGCTCCTCGCCGTGCGATGGCCTCAGCGGCCCCCGTGCGGGAGGAGTTCATGTTGCCGGTCGCGACGGCGTTCGCGTTGATGCCAGGGAGGATGTCCTCGCCCAGGTTCCGGACCACGTCGCGAGACGCGGCCGAGACCATGCCATCGACGTAGGGGTTGTTTGCGTATTGGCCTGCGGCGCTGATGTTCCCCTGGGTGGGGTCCGTCGTGGCCGCGTGGAGAGCCGCTCCGGTGCCTGCGCCGGCCGCGCGGAGAGCCATGGGCACCGCGCCGGCCATGGTGTTGGCCGCCTGGGTGTTGCCCTGGTCGAAGGCGCCGCTGGAGAGGGCCCCGGCGTTACCCTGCCACGCGTTGAAGCCACTGAGGCCCTGGGCGCCCACGTTCCGGAGAGCGTCGGCTGCCGCGAGGTTCGATGTGCCCTGGTCGACGCCGGCTGTGACTGCGCCCATCTGCGTGGGGTTCATCCCGACGTATTGTGGGATGTTCGGGTAGCTCAGGCCCTTACCGGCCTCGTAGAGAGACTTGGCGTCGGTGAAGGCCGTCTTCAGGAAGGGGGCCTGATCCTTCCAAGGGCCCATGTCGGTTTTTGTCTTGGAGGTGGTGGTAGTGCTGCCGCCTCCGAAAATTCCGCCCATGTTTCAAATGAACCTTTTACGGAAGGCCGTCTTGATGGCTCCGTCGTGAATGATGAACTCCGCCGGATGGAAACCCAGCAGGGCGAGATAGCGGGGAAGATGAGGTCGAGAGATGTCGTCGCAGACCCAGAGGTCCTCCTCGCTGTCCTGGAGGATTTGGGCGAGAACCTTTCTAACCCTCCCTAACGTCCCCGGGGACCAGTGGAACACCCTGTGGTGTATCCACCAGCGCCCGTCGTGGAATTGGACGCGAGCGTCGAACTCCAGGGACGTGTAGAGGAGGAAGAGGTCAGGCTCAGAAGGCGAGAGCCCAGTCGTCGGCGGTGTCGTCCCACACGACCCAGGCGTCTCCGGTTCCGAGAGGGTCCCACGGGGCAACCGCGCGGTAGAGGGTCCCCTTGCGGGGCAGTCCTGGGGCTTCGTCGGTGATCTGGATGCCATTCTTCTGCATGTTGTTGAGGACGGCCTCGATCTTCCGGAACTCGCCCAGGGCCCACTTCACCCCTGGGTCGTCAGAGCGGGATTGCGGAGGCAGGGCGACGCGGTAGACCAAGACGTCCGGCGCGGGCTCCGGGGGAGCCGCGAGGATGTTTGCGTAGACGTAAGGGCGCGGGATGGGTGGAGGCGCGATGCCCACCATCGAGAGCCCTACAGGGAGGACAGGAGACCCAACACCCCCTTCCGGAGCGAGGCCTGCCATGATGACCGAGTAGCCGGACGCAGGGGCTCCGACGCCGCCTTCGGGAGCGATCCCCGACATCGTGATGGAGCGTCCGAACTGGACGTCCCCGATACCGGTTTCAGGCGCAATTCCCGAGACCTCGACAGAGACCACACGACTGATGGTGAACCGGTGCATGGACGTGTCTGCGAACGAGAAGGTGATGTTACCTTCTAGGGTCCAGGTGCTCGCGTCATCGGACCATTCGACGACCCCTTGTGTAGGGTCGAAGGCGGAGTTCCCGGTGTTGTAGCCGATCCCTGCCGGCTGCCAGCCGATTTCCCGGATGTGCTTCGTGACCCCTGGACCAAAGTCGTAGGTGATCGTTGAGTTGGCGTCCGCCGGACCCCCGGGAGGAGATAGCTGGTCGTAGTTCCCTGACTGCCAATAGGCGAGAGACGAGGCCCCGGGGAGGGCGTCCACCGCATCGCCCGTCGCGTAGTTGAAGGGGAACGAGTAGTAGAAGACGTTACTCTCGCTGGAGGCCGAGATGGTCCCGCCTGAGAGAACGCTCGACCCACCCACCGTCTCGAACAGGTCGATACCATAACACTGGACGCCTTGGAGGCTGCCAGCGAGAGGGTCAGTGATGCGTATCCGCCAATAGCGGTGAGCACCGGTGTCAACAGGGTCGGGACTACCTAATCCCGAGGTGGGGGCAATACCTGCCGGACTGACGACCAGCCCGTAGACCGTGTCATCACCCTCCCCGGAGAACGCGTCCTCACCGAAGGGGAGGCCCCACACCATTAGGGAAAGGACCTCGTTCCGGTATCCCAAAGGCGCAGCGTCGTGCGCTGAGGGTCACCCCCCGAGGCGCCCCGCTGGGCGTTGCCCCAGAACACGTTGGTGTATCCGCCGGACCCTAAATAGCCTGAGGACTTGGCCACGGAAAACACCGTGGTGAAGTAGACGCCATCATAGCTAAACCGGAACGCTACGTTCGTGCCGTCGTCCGCGATTTGGAAGAAAAGGTGCCCGTTAGTGACGTGATAACGATTGGCGTCGTGGGACACATAGGTCGCGTAGTCCGAGAACCGGGTGACAGAGATGTTCCCTGGCGCCAACGTGTCGTTCTGTCCGTTGAGACCGATGTAGTGCAGCTTGGTCCCGTCAAAGAACCCCAAACCGAACTTCCCGTAGCTCCCTGCGTCGACGTGCCCCTGAAGGAGGGCCGTCAGGGTAAACGGGGTGGATGGTGCGGTTTTATATCGAATGGTCCAGCTATCTGAGGTGCCCGCTGTGCCGGCCAGGAGTATGTGAGCCTTCCCGGAGACCTCGGTGATCGTCGAGGACCCCTGGTTATGCCAGGAGAACCCACTGGAGGCCGGGACGCCTGCGGAGATGTCGTAGAGACCCCCACCCCCGCCAGATGCAGCCGCAGCCGACCACAGGCTGGCCCCGCGAGTTAGGACCTGACCGCTAGAGCCGCCGAATACCGTGTCGAGCAGGGTAGAGAGTTCGGCCTGGGTGCTGTCCTTGGTGATTGCCTTTTCGGCGGAGAGGCCCACATAGACCACCCCCGTCGTTCCTCCAGCGAACGTCACACGCGTGTTGGAGTTGCTGCTGGACAGGACCGTTCCACGAGTGACGGAGGGCCCGCTGCTGTTATAGGTGGCCTGACACGTCTCCCACTCGCCGGTCGTGGGGACCGCGATGGTGACCACGGTGGTATCTCCGTCAGAGAACCCGGCCGTGGCAAACGTGCGGAAGCCCAGCAAGGCGGACCCCAGCGTCACATCCCCCGTTCCGGAGGGCGTGACCTGGACCTTTACGCGGTCGTAGATGTGAAACGCCATGGTTCCACCTCAGATCGAGAAGATTTTGTAGGACCCACTGTCCCAGACCACGATCAGGTCTGCCCCCGAGGGGGTAACGCTGATGGCGCCGCCCGATCCGGTGTCCATGAAGGCGATCACAGGGCTCGTCGCGGCCGACCCAGTGTCTTTGTAGATCACGAGGCGCGTCACGGTGCCTGAAGAGATGCCTGTGATGGTCGCATCAGCCGCGTCGAACACGCCGCTAGTGACCGTCTTGGACGCCAAGGTCGCCGGGGTGCCCACGACATTCGTGTTGACGTCAGAATAGAACTCATGAGCCGCGTTGTAGGTCAGAGAGGTGAGAGCGGCGACCTTGATGGTCGCGGTGGTCAGGTCGATGGACCCGGAGAGGAACTTTTCCTTGCCCTTCGGGTATAGCGCGTTGGCCAAATGGTCTCCTTCGGGCCTATTTCAGCCCGTTTGCGATTACGTCGATGTCAAATCCGGTTAGCTCGAAGTCCGTGAGGATGCTGGGCGCTACGTGGATGGCCAGATAGCGGCCTGACGCGTCCGATCCGACATACGCGGTGACGCGGGGCGCAAACTCGAGGGGGTCCCCGTAGGTCACGTCCTCGTCCTCGTAGCTGGAAGCCCCCGATTTCACCATCAGAGAGGCTCCGCCGAACATCTTGCACTGCGGCTTGATGAACCGGACGGACTTGAAGGTGTCGATGGGTAGTTGGACCTCGTCCAGGTCGATCCCGATCCGCTCCAGATACGCGTCCGTCGTCGCCTCGGTGTCGAGGGGGAGGGATACGCGGCTGTTGCGCTCGATAGGGTCGATGGCATGGAGCCGAGGCGTGCTCAGGCCGCCTGTTAGACCGCGACTGACGGACACCAGGGCCCGCTTGTCACCATCATCCTGGTCCAACCACGCACCGCCGGCCTGTTCCCAGGTGGCGGACCCGATGGTCGTCCAGGTGTCCACCGAGGAGATGGTCACGTTGACCATGCCAACGGTGTTTGGCATCTCCATGAAGCCCTGGGAGCCGTCCGTGTAGTTCAGAACGAAGGCGCGGTTGACGTGGTCGCTCGGAAAATCCGTGTCGCTGTCGCCGCTGACGTAGCAGAAGTGGATCGTCGAGGTCGCCCGGTTGATCCGGACGAAGAACTTCGACGCTTCACTGCGGTTCATCGTCTTGAAGATGTAGTCCTTGTTCAGACCCTGCACGAGGCTCTGCTTGGTCACCCCGTCGTGCCAGTAGATGTCGTTCTGGCCGAACACGTAGTGCTTGCCATCGACCTCCACCACGCAGTTCCGGTTGATGATGCCGCCCTCGGAGAACAGCTTCCGCCACGCGAACACGTTGGTGCTCGAGCCGGTGAAGTCGGCCGCCCAGACTTGGTTCTGGCCGTAGAGGATGAAGCTGTCCTGCAAGGTGCAGCCGTCGATCAGAGGGCCGTCCATCTCCGCGAGGACGTTCTCGCCCGCGAGGTTGTTGACGACGACCGTCTCGTCCCAGGTGTTCGGGGTGTTCCCGAAGGTGGCCGCGTTGGACCACTTCACCATCGTGGGATACTCGACGGCCCCCTTGGTCACGTTGAGGGCCATCAGGAAGTCCTTGTAGGCCCGCAGGGACCCGCATCGCCAGTCAGCGTCCCACGCGGGAAGCTCCTCGAACTGGCTGGAGTTCGGACCCCAGTAGCGGGGCACGCGGGTCTCCCGGTTGATGTAGAGGACCCCGCCCAGGGCACAGTCGGTGAACTGGAGGTCCGAGGGGGTCGCCGGGCTGAACCCGGTCTCGCTGACGTCGGTCAGGGACCCGGAGTTGTATTGGAACACCGCGTCGTCGTCCCCCATCACGAAGAGGAGGTCCGGACCCGATGTGGGGTAGAGGCAGGCGATGCCTGCTGGGGTGGGAACGTCGGCGGAGATGTCCGCGTTGACCGTGCGGAACCCAGGGGTCCTCAGGGCCTTGTTGTCAGCGAACCAGACGTTCTTGCCGCCTGACCATGCGGTGGGCGGGAGGTCGTAGGGGGCAGGATCACGGGCGATGCCCGGCTTGCCCAGCCCCCTTACGGGGAGGTTGGCCATGGATCAGTAGCCGACCGCGATCCAGTCTACGGTTCCGCCGGCTGCGGCCGATCCGCCTCCAGTGTCGAACCCTTGGGCCGTGAAGCCTGAGGCGGACTTGGTCTTGATGGACACGAACTCGTTGGCACCACTCGCTGACCGTCTCACAGGGAAGACAGCGATGCAGGCCGTCGGGAAGGCGGTGGGGAACGTCACCGAGAGGTTGTCCCCCGACCCGTCCAGAGTGTCCGTCCCGGCCTTAATAACCAGGTCGGCCCCCGATGAGGGGACCAGGGCTGCCAGGGCGGTCGAGGAGGCAGTGATGGTGGGGTCGTAGCTATCCACGGCCGCTGTGGTCATCACGCTGTTGTCAGCGAACTTGATGCCGGCGGAGCCTGGGAGGATGAAGGCGGACCCGGTGGCCTGGATGTCGTCCGAGGAGGAGACCCCTGCGGACGTGACGGCCCCAGCGGTCGACAGGGACCCCACGGACGCTGCACCCGCTACGGACGCCGTGGCACCGTTGAGGGCCCCAGAGGCGGTGATGTTGGTTCCGGACACGGCCCCACTGAAGGAACCCGTGGTGCCGCTGACGGCCCCTGCGGACGCCAGGGAGCCCACGTTGGCTGCGCCCGCTACGGACGCCGTGGCACCGTTGAGGGCTCCCGAGGCGGTGATGTTGGTGCCCGTCACGGCCCCGGCGGACGCCAGGGACCCGACCGACGCAGCACCCGCTACCGAGGCCGTCCCGGAGACCATGGCTCCCGCGATCAGGATGCCACCCCCCACACCCACGTCACCGTCAGCGGTGAAGTCCCCGGCGACGGACAGGTTGCCCGACGCGTCCAGGGTCATCACGGTCGTGGGGTTGAGGTGAGAGGTGTCCGTGAAGGTGACCTCGAGGCCCCCGGCGTCGTTGTCCAGGATGATGTTCCGGACACCGGTTCCACCGGAGATGAGGAGTTCCCCTTCGGTGCCCGCTTGGGCCACCACGTCGTTGAGTTCATCCTGGGTCGGGGTGACCGCCCCGGTCAGGTTGGGGAAGGTGGACTTCAGGACGGCCTTGATCAGGCGGATGTGGTCGTCACCCTGGCTCATGGCGTCTGAGGCCTGGGGGTTGGAAGAGTTCAGGCTTCCGATGTAGGTCGCGCTCTCGAGCGGCATGGGTGTCCTTGAGGAGGGGGTAACCCTAGGTCATGCCTTCAGGTCCCAGGGGGACCATGAGGTTCCCCTAGAGGGTTACTGATGGTTGTATATCGTGAGGGTTTCTACCCCAGGTATGCCTTAGGGTATGCCTTGGGCTGACCCCGGCGGGGTGGACCAGGGGGAGGGGGTCTCCTAAGGGAGGGATTTGTCAGGGGGTTCCTGGAAATCGCTTAATGATGTCAAGGGGTTGAGTGGCTACGCATGCGTGTTTTGAGGGGGCCGCCCGGTGCCTGATGGGACCCGAGGGGGAACCGGAAGAATGGTGCCCCCTGTTTCTGGCGCGGACCCTGCTCGCCAAGGTCCAACAACAACAACGGGGCTTTACCCGGATTTTTGAAGTGGGTATTCGGATCGACTGATCCGACTAGGGACCGTCTGGGTCCCCTTCGGCCCGCCTGGAGGGAGGCCGTCCCTGCCTGAGCCTAGCGTTATCAATAGGTTAGGTGAGGGGGGAGGGCATGCGTTGGTCACATGCTGGTCAAGCAGGGGGACAGGTAGGGGGACAGGTCGGGCAGGGTGAGGGGGTGAAGCGGCGTCTCAGTTAGCGGCGTGAGGCTGCCCGGCTCGAGGTGTGTGAAAGAAAAGATTGGGCCCGTGCGGCCCGTCAGGAGCCCGCCTAGGCCCCTCTAGGCCCCGCCCGGTCCTCCCCTACCCGCCAGACCCACAGGCCCCTCAGCGGCCTCCCAGCGGCCCCTCATCGTGTGGTATCTGAATACCGTATCAGGAGCGGGCCACCAGGGCGGACCACAAGGCCAACCCAGCGGCCACCCCCAGGCCCACATGGACCCACACGGGCCCGCCCAGGTGCCCAGCCATGACCGTGGCCAGCCACATGCAGGGGAACGCCAGGGCCAGGGTGAGGGCAGCCTTGAGGCCCCTCATGGTCGCCCTCTGAGCACCAGCAGGGGCCACCGACCCAGCCATAGGTGTCGCCCCTCGGCGTCCCTGGTCAGGCCCCAGCCGGCGGACGCGTCCAGCCTCTCCCAGGTCACCTTAGGGCGCGTGTAGGCCGTCATGGTGACCCCGAGGGCCAGGACGGTGTAGCCGGCCAGGACATCCGTAGGGGTGAAGGGCAAGGCATCCGCGTGGCCTACAGCCAAGACGGTCACGAGGATGGCGGAGGCGCGGGTTGGTGCGGTTGGTAGGTCGAACGGCATCGGCACGACGTCTCCCTGTTGGTCCGCGCTGTAGCCCCCTTGCAGGCCTCTTGGGACGCGGACATGGAAAGGCCCCCGGGGTGATCCCGAGGGCCCTTAGGGCAACCCTAGCGTGCTGCTCAGTTATTAGGCAAGGGGGGGATAGACCAGGGCCTTCTCCAGCCACTCACGACGCTGGTCCATGCTGGTGCCGGCCGAGTAGAGGCCATAGCTCATGGTCTTCTTCTTGTGGCCCAGGACGTCCGCCGCGATGCCCTCAGGGCAGCCAGCCTGCTCCAGGAGCGTGGCCACGGTCTTGCGGATGGAGTGGAACACCAGGGTCTCAGGGTAGCCAAGGCGGCGGGCCATCTTGGAGAACTGGCCGCCCAGGTTGATGGACCGCTCGCCAGCCTTGCCCACCTTGCCGGCCACCAGCAGGTAGTCCCCGTTGCTGCTCCCACCGCTGTAGGCGGCCCGGTATTGCAGGTCCTTCACCAGGGGGCGCAGGGCGGGCACGATGGGCACGCTACGGGCCGCTGCCTCCGTCTTGGTCCCCGGGATGACCAGCACGGTGCGATCCGCGTTCACATGCTCGATGCGAAGCTGGCACAGTTCTTCGATACGCGCCCCGGTGTAGGCCGCCAGGGTGATCAGCTTGGCAAGCTCAGGGTTCGCAGCCTGCACCAGGGAGGCGATCTCGCTCGGGCTCCAGGCCTCCCGCTTCGGGCCCTTCTGGACACGCCTGGGCAGCACCACACCGTGGAAGGGATCGGTCTCAGGATCGACATGACCCTGCACCTGGGCCCAGCGCCACAGGTTCCGCATGGAGGCCAGCTTGCGTGCCAGGGTCTTGGGTGCCTGGGTGGCGGCGACCTTGGCGATCCAGGACTGCACCTTGGCCCGCGTGAGGCCCTCCAGGGTCGCACCGGTCTCCTTGCAGAACTCCTGGGCCACGGTGACGTATTGGTGGACCTGACGGCCGTGGATGGTGCCCTCGAGGTGGCCCTTCCAGGCGTCCAGGAGCGTCGCCAGCGGGGTCTGGGTGGAGGTGACGGTGTCCAGCACCTCGAGGACGCGAGCGGTCCCAGGGGTCGCCTTCAGGGCCGCATGGACATCACCCTGGAACACGGTGTCGGCCAGGGCAGGCACGTTGGCCGGGGCACGCTTCAGGGCCCAGGCGATCACGTCCTCGAGTAGCTCACGCTCGGACCCATCGGCCACGTTGCGGGCCTTGCGGAACTCCTGGGCGAGACGCTGGGCATCGGTGAGGTCGCCCTTGCGGGCTGCTTCGATCTGGGCCTTCCAGGTGGCGACCAGGGCCTGGGCCTTGGGGACCGCGCGGTGGACGTCACGCTCGCCTGTGGTCTGGATCAGGACCCGCTTGCCCAGGCGGTCCTGGACGTCGGTGGGGACGATCAGGCGGGCGAACCAGACGTGCCGGCGAAGGGTCAGGTTGGGGATGCGGATGGCAGGCATGATCAGGCCTTCGTGATGATGGTGACGCGGTCGGCTTCAACCCAGCGGTCGTGCTGCCAGGAGGTGCCTGCCCAGAGGGGGCGGATGTGGAAGCTGCCAGGGCGGCCCTGGTTCTGGGGGCCGGCGACGACAACCCAGGGACCAGGGAACCGGCGGCAGGCTTCGCGCTCGGTGCTGCGGTTGGGGGTGAAGGTGCAGAGGGTATCGGACATGGGAGGCTCCTGTAGGCGGGAGAGTTGAACCGGAGGTAGGCGAGAGGGGCCCCTTGAGGCCCCTGCCGTATGCCTCAGGCGCGGGTGGAGCGGAGGTCGTTGAGCTTCAGGACGGTAGGCCAATCGATCTGGTCGAAGTCGTCCCACAGGTTCTGCTCGTTCTGCCGGCGGATGTCCTGGGCAGCCTCGTGGAGGGCGCGGGCGAGACCGAGGTGACCCTTGGCGTATTCGTTCGCTGCGTCGAGGGTCAGCGAGGACACGATGCGGACTGCGATCCACTCGTTGGGGGCGGTGATGGTGACTGCGGCCATGGTGAGGTTCCTTTCGGGTGTGTGAGGATCAGGCGAGGACGTTGGGCTGGCCTGGGAGGACGCGAAGGACTGCCTGGGTCTGGGTGACCTTGAAGCCGCAGTCGGTGGGGTATTCCTCGCGGAACTGCTTCACCAGGGCCTTGGCCTCCTGGGCGGTGGGGACCGTGTGGTCCTCCACGAACTCGCCCTTCAGGCCGCAGTAGGTGTCACGAACGCGGACGGTGTAGAAGGTCTTGAGCATGATGCGGTCTCCCCGGCGGGACCATCCCGCCTCGAGGACCTTCTAGGCGTTGGTTCATGCGTTGGTCAAACACTTTTTTCAGGGGTATCTAGATGCCTGATTTATCAGGGTGTTTTGGAGTGGGATATTCCCATGCAAGGGACAGCGTCCCCCAGCCTTGCTTCCGCCCCTCCCGCGATCAGTCCGGAGCGTCCGCCCGACGCGGCCGGACGCCGAGGATATGGGCGATGGCGTAGGTCAGGTCGGGGCGGTTCAGGGTGTAGAAGTGGAATTCGTCGA